CCGTGCGCTGGCACTGTCGATCCACCCTCTACCGGCCCCTCATGCAACGCCCGATCAGAGGCACGCGACACACCGGCGCCGAAGTTTTGATTGGTCGACTGCAGAGCTGGCGCGGCGGGATCAACCGCCATGCTTTTACCCGCCGGGCTTTCGGCTGGTGTGCCGACTCGGCTGGGGCGTCCGTCATCTTCCTCATTCTCGCTATGCTCGGAATCCGTCACCGGCTTGGCGCTACCATCCGGCGGCGTCGCTTCGGTTTCAGCCTTGGTGAGACCCTCCGCCTTGGCGAGCAGCTCGCCCATGCTGAGATTCGCAAAGCCTTCCTGCAATTCGAGCAGCTGGCCCATCGTCACTTTCGCCAGCCCGTCGGGGAGAGCGACCTTATCGGTATCGTCCATTTCTGGCACCTTCAGCCCGTGTTTCTTCGCCGCCCGACGAATGTGTGCTGTCACCTCAGCCTTCGAATGGCTCTTGCTCTTACCGCGGAGCCGCACCGCGCTGTCGAGATCACCCTGATTCTTGATCGGATAGCTGCCATCGGGGAAGGCATCGCCCGAATCCGCGGCGCTATCCCGTTGCTTCTGATTCCAGTCGCGCTTCGAGAGCGGCTCGATCGGATATTCTGCCTTGGCCACCTCTTTCTTGGGCTTCTTTTTCTGGCCTTCCAGATCGTAATTGTTCACGCCGCTGCCGGGATTCTTCGGCTCGCTAAACGTGCCACCCGCGGCCTGCTCGCTCGCGCCGGCGGCCGCCGTATCATCGAGCTTCTGCATCTCATCCGCCTTCCAAAGATCCAGCTTGGCGTCGGGGTTACAGGGACGATCGACCAAGCTGATCTCGTGCATCGACATCTTGGTGATCGTTTTCTTATCATGCTCGTCGCGCTCTAATGCGCGGCCACCGATCGAAAACCCGGTGTACACCTGAGCCTTGACTTTCTGCACCGCGACCGGGTCGACCACGTGCGCCACGACGCGGGTGAAGCCATCATCGCCGCAATCCACCTCCAGCGCGCGGCCGGCGGCGTCCAGCTTGTGCATCTCGCGGATCGCCGGGAACCGCATATACTCAGGGATCGCGCCGCGGATGGCATCCGCCTTGATCACCTCGCCATCATTGTCCCGGCTCTCGCTCGATGCGACGCCATAGACCTTGATCGTGCCGTCGCTGACGCTCTCGATCTTCTCGATTGCGGCATAAAGGCTCATGCGCCACCTGTCCAAGTCAGCTCGCATCTACAAAATGGATGCGCGCCGGGCGTCTGATCGCCAGAAGGAAACGTGTCGTTTATACCAAGCGGACCGGCTGCCGCGTTGTCGGCGCAGCGCTTGCAACAATTCTCGCGCACGATCCAAAGCTTTTGAATCTCAGGATTTTCTAGAGACCCAGCTTGCAGCGTGGCCAAAACCGCCATGTTGGATGCACGGTTGACCTCATATTCCGCGATCATGTCCGCGCGATCGGCAGAGAATACATCCGCAAGCGTGGCAGCTATGGTCGCTGAATCAGCACCTTCCCCTAATCCGCCGGATAGCATCTCATTTAGCATGCTTCGGGTCGAATCGAGCATATTGAGATCAGCGGCATCCGTCGGGATCAGATCACCGGCGAAGTTGCGCGCGTATCCGACGAGCTCTGCTGATCTGTCATTCGCATAATCGATGGCGGAGGCGATGGCGTCGGAGGTGGCGGCTGACGAGAGGTCCAAAGCGCCCGCCACGCCCGCCGCGGTAGCCTCGCCGACATTGATGAGGATGGCGCTGACTATCGGCGCCAGCCCGGCCAGAAGGCCGGCCCACCCGAGGTTGTTGAGAATCTGATCGACCAGATCTGTCTCGTGTGGCAGCGCATCGACCTTGTTGACGGAGAGCAGCGCATCGCGGGCGCGTGATTGGACCGCCCCAGAGATCGCGGAGAATTCGGCGCGGAGCGCGCTCTTCAGCTCCCGCGTCTCTTGCCGAATGACCTGGCGATGCAGCCCGACATGCTCATGGTGCGGCCCATCAAAAGGGTGGTTACCTGATTCGGTTACCCCCTTTTCGATCACTGTTACCGCCTTCTGGGTGGGCTCGCCCTTGGTGCGGTCGTTGGTAGACGTGTTGCCACCAGGCGTGGTGTCGGTCGACGGCTTCTTCGGGCGGACCGAGGAATTGCCGTTGGCGGGGCCCGGCGTGGCGCCACCGCCACCTCCGCCGCCGAAGCCATCCCCCCCGCCGAATTCGAGATTCTCGTGGATGGCCTCTACCGTGGCCATTGCCGACGGCATGAAGAGATCATCACCAGCTGGGTGCTCCTCCAGCCCGAGCTCATTGCGCGCCTCGTTCGGCGTCATCACGCCGCCGAGCACATACTTGGTGAGAATGAGCACCCGCTGCGCCGGGCTGGCATAGGTATCGACTTCCCAGACAAACTCATAATCCGGACGCCCGGCATGATGCCGGATGATCTTATCGACCACGCCCTTCAGATATTGCATATAGGGGAAGAGCCCCTCTTCGTTCGCCGCGTCCGCTTGCTGCTGCGCGCTCGCCCGGTTCATCTGCCGCACCGCCCATTGCGGGGGCAGCGAGAACGCATAGCAGGCAATGCGAGTCAGCCATTCGTCGAATTCATCCTTCAGCGGCGGCGGCTTCGTCTCTTGAAACTTGCCCTCGCCAGGAACAAACTTGGTGCGTCGACGGGCCGCGAGGTTACCCTCGAAAGTCATATCCCAATATTTCTGATACTCCCGTATCTGATCCGTAGTCCATTCTTTCGGGCAATAAACAAAGGCATCGGGATTGCTGCCTGTTGTAAAGTAATAGAGCTGGGAGGCTTGGCGTCGAAGAGCGATATTGATTGTGGTAAGTATCTGCTCCACCGGGCTGAAACCATAGACACGCTCTACACGTTTATTACGTGGCGCATAAATCAGTTCATCGCTGGTGTAATCGACTGCTGGCAAACCTTTGATGACTTGCTGGAAGGCGACATCCGGCGGGACCGGCGTGCGGCCATCTGGGTTGATACGTGGGGCAATGGTCGACCCATCGAGGATTTCTAGGGAGTACAGATCGCCTTTGGTCGTGCGCACCGGATAGATTGACAACGCGTCATAGACGAGCACTTGCTCCATGCATTGTCGCAACCAGCTCGCCCAATCATCGACCTTGTTCGGGTATTCGAGGAAGGCTTGGATCGATTGTGCGGTCGGATCGGACGCTTGCGTCGGGGCGCTGCGGCCAGCGATGCGGCGCCCTACCGCTGGATCACGCTTGCGGACCGACCAAGACATGCGCGACAACTGATCCTTGCGTGTCTCGATCAGCAGCCTGATCACATCCCATGCGTCGGCCATGACGCGCAGATCTTCGAAGCCGTTGCCTTCCCATGCGCGCGGCGTGATCGCGAGATTATAGCCAACGGGGAAATCCCACGCGCGGCCGGCGACATAGTCCGGCGCGACCGGGCGCAGCGGTTCGCCCGGCGAGAACCATCCACCAGGGTCGACGCCGGTGATGGCGTAGCGCACGCCTTGCACCAGGCGACCCAAGATGCCGGGCAAGATGGTGGAGCTGGGAGTCGGAATCTGGTCCGCCATGGCAAACCTAAAGTGTGGCAGCTACCAGCGGGCCCGACTCCGCCGACGGCGACTATATCATGCTAGGGTCGCTCAGTCGTAATGGACCAGCTTCCCCGTGTCCGCGGGCGGAAAGATCTCATCGAGCGTGGTGCGCAGACGGCGATCGAGCACGGCTCGCTCCACCGCTTGCCTAAACTCGTCTTTGGCTTCCACGTAGGGCGTGGCCGCGGCAAACCGCAGCTCTAGCTGATTAGGCGTCAACACGGAGCGCATATTCCGTACATCGTGAAAGCCGAAAGTGTTGTGCAGGATCGGTCGCCCGTGCTCATAGGAAAACAGCACCGCGACATCCCGCGGCGCCCATGTGAAACCTTCCTTTTCGAGCTCCGGCCGCAAGGTCCGGCACAGCACGGCATCTTCATCCGCGGTGGGGCTCATATCCATCTGATGTAGGCGCTGTAGCAACCGCTTGCTGCGCAAGCTGAAGCCGCCGTTCCCTACGTTCATCGCATCTTGAATCCATGGCCATGGAGCGCCGATGTAGTCATACTGCAGCCAGGCATCTGACCACATTTGTTCATCGATGACCCAGCTATCCCACTGCTGGATGAGCGCATGCGAGGTATTCAAAAACATGGGAACGTGGCGCCAGATCATCGCGGCCCAATCGCCGACTCCCTTTAGCGGAGCTATCTTGCGCACGGGCAAATCACCCATCTTCTGGTCGTCATCCGAGAAAATGAGGATCTCACCCGGCTCGATCCGGGTCAGCGTCTCTTCGATCGCCATACGCGACAGGACGTGCGCATCCGTGTCGACCAGCACCAGAGTCACATCAGGCAAGGGTAATGCGTTCACATCAGATCCTTTGTGGTCCACGTGGTCGGCAACGAGGGCCCGTGAATTTCCAGCCCCAGGTGATGCCGGAAGGGCGCCGGGCCGCGCTTGCGAATGAAATCGACCAGGTGCCGCAAGCCGTCTTCGAGGGATGTTTGTGGGGCGGAGCCAAATCCTAAACAGCGGCGTGCGGTGGCGGCGCTGCAATAGGCATCTGGCACCTCCGCGGGGCGGCCAGGTAGAAAGATCGGGTCGCATGGCATATTGACCAGCCGAGAGATCATCTGGGCGAGCTCTAGGATGGTCACCATACCCTCGTCGGGGCCGAGATTGATGGTGCGCCAGACGGCCGCGTCTTCAATGCCCATCATGCCCAGATACGGCACGACATCATCGATGTAAGAGAAACACCGCTGATGGCTGCCGTCACCATAAATGATAGGTTGTTTCCCCTGCAGCATGCGGTTCGCGAAGATCGCCGCGACATTGCGGTAGGGATCGGTATAGCGCTGCCGCGGACCATAGATGTTGTGCGGCACGGCGATGGCATATTCGACGTGGTGCACATGCGCCAGCGATCGCAACAGACGCTCCGCTGCCTCTTTAGCAATCCCATACGGATCGCATGGCCGTGGGCAATCGGATTCATTGAAGGGTGGGCCTATATCGCCATAGCGGGCCATCGATGAGCAAAACACGATGCGCCGGACTCCCGCTTCTATCGCGGCCGAGAAGACGCGCGCGGAGCCGGCGAAGATGTTTTCGCACACATAACCTGGCGCGAAGACGCTGGCGCCCTCATAGGCAGCCGCGGCGCAGTGATACACCACATCGCAACCATACATGTCCACTGGACGGATATCCAAAATATCCAGCTTGGCCACATTGGAGCTGCAGGCATAGGGGATGTTGCGGAAGTCCCCGGTGACGAGGTTATCGCATCCCCACACCCGATGCTGACCCTGCGCGAGCAGCCAATCGGCGAGATGCGACCCGAGGAAACCGGCGATGCCCGTGATGTAGACTTTCACAGCAGCAGCGCCTTGACGATGTCGACCGCCTCATCGAGCGTGGGCACACGAAAACCGATGCA